AGTCGAGGTTCGGAGTAACTTTGACTTCGTCCTCACCTCCGCCTTGCCACCGCGCCATCATTTTAAGCAACTGCTCCAGCGCTGCGGCGCTGCTGATAGCAACAGAGGTCAGGGTAGCAGTCTGCGCAGCTACCCGCGTCTTTAACGCTTCACCGCTCTCCATGCTCATCTTGCCCGGTGCAAGCAGTTGCCCGGTACGCACAGCAGCTAGCATCCGGTCTGTTTCCAGCGCCATGCGCTGCTCGGGCAGACCGTTAGCGCCAATACCTACATACTTAGCGTCACCGCCCATCTCGATATCAACACGGGCGCCAGCACCGATACGCAGGGTGTCAGTCGGGTTACCGCTAGCAGTACGGACACCGCCGATAACCACAAAGGTGTCTTGCCCTTGCATGAACAGGGTGTGCCGGTAATCAGCTTCGCCCCTGTAAATGGTTAAGCATAGGCGTGCAAGCCCCAGCAGTGGTGGCCTGTCAGGGTCTGGTGAAATGTCCTTGGCGCTAACAAACACGAAGGGGATGCGGTTAAGCGTTGAACCCAGGAGCATGGGCTTGACAAGGTTAGCCTGGTCAGCTTCGTCAGCAATGTTCTCCACTACAGCAGCATGGTAGGCGCCCATAGCGGTATCCTCACCAATACCACCCAGCGTCAGGATGCGGTACTTGTCCTTCTTGCGCCATTGGAAATCTTCGGTTCGTTCAAACCCGCTTTCGTCCAACACCACTAGGTTAAGCGTATCAAGTCCGTCGTTGAAACCGCCTGTGTCCCAGTTCAGGATCTGCTCCGCCGTATAAACAGCGATGTATTGCTTTGGACTAAGTTGGTCCGGGTTCTTGGGTAAGTCTGCAAGCAACCCAGCACGGCCAGTGATTAGCTGCTCCTGGTGGATCTTGCGCAGCACAGCGCCCAGCGTATCCCCAGTGGAGGTTGAACGGTCGCGCAGGTATTCCAGGTTAGCAGGGAGGTCGATCTGCGCCTCTTTCGCGTTCAAGATACCAATAAGGGTCTTGACACCCTCATCGAAAAAATCGGGGTAGACTGCACGTTGTTTGTAAGCGGTATAGGCAGACATGCCGACCACATTACCAGTCAGCACACCGTCCTCCACATGCCCGGGCGTGGGCGGTAGGTATGTAGTACCAGCATCCTTGATAGCACGTTCACCTTCAGCGCTGTCACGCAGCAGCTTCCAGTCTTCGACCATCGCGTCGTATAAGGGGTGTGTATGTTGTGGCATGATTATGTTCCAGTTGTTTTGCCGCCTACTGCGCCTACGCCAGCGTTAAGGACTCGATAGCGAACTTCGTCCCCAATGTGATCTTCAGCATCCGTGTCGACGTCGTCTGTGTGGACTTCGTCTCGCGGCAGGATAGGAAATAAGTCAATGTAATTGGTGCAAGTGTTGAAAGTAAATAGGCCAGCGGACTCGCGTACACCGCGTTCGGGAGGTAGCCCGTGCTTGAGAAATGTTCGAACTTTTTCCCATCCGTGGATCCGTGAGCCTGGGGACTTATCTGCTCGGCCCCATTGTACGCCGGGAAGAGACACGCCATTAACACGAACTGGTTTCGCCATGTCAGCTGCGATGCTATTCCCATTCTGTACATCAAAGATACTCCCGTCTGCTGGTCCTACATTGACACGACCATGGATTCCCATGGCTAACTCGCGTTCAATTATACCGGCAGCAACTTCCTTGGCAAGGAGTTGGAGACCTTGATTGGCCTTACCCGTGCAGCCATACCATTCAGCAATGCGGAACAAGTCACCGCGGACGCTAGACCGCATGACGCCCTTAGCATCGCGGTAGTCGCTCCCGTCGCTCTCAGCCCACCAGCCTACGCTAAAGGGTTTGGTTGAACCCCAGTCAAATGAGCGGTCAATGCGCCAGTTGTAAGGGATTGGGAAGGGTTCTACAATGTGATGGAAAGCATCCCATACGTCGTCAAACATACCGCCGCTGACCACATCCCAGCTCCCGCCCAGCCAAGCCTTGCGCTTGTTCTTGTCCGTCATGCTGGACAGCTCTGCAATGTACTTCGGGCTCAGGTAGATGTTCTCCATGTACGAACCGAAAATGTGTGTCTGTGTGGTTATAAAGTCTTCGCGTTCTTTCGTCTGCGGGTTATATACGTTCACCGCCTTTTTAAGGATACGTCCCATAGGTGCAGCGTTAATGAACTTCTTTTTAACCCAGTTGTGACCCGCGCCATAGGGGTTGCAGGTCGCAAACACCTCCAGCGGTATCTCAGCCGTGTAGCTCACCTTGCCAGTCTTGTTGTCGATGATCGGGAAGTCCTGGGGGCGGTAGCTGCTACGGTTGCAAGACATCATGGAGTCGAACAACCCGTCAGTCGGGTACTTCGTCAACTCGTTCCAACCAATAAAGGGGAACTCCTGCCCGTGGTAACTCCAGTAGTCTGTGTCCCTTGTAACAGCACGGAACATGAGTTCTTCGCCCGTGGGCCAGACCCATTTGTAATCGGACTTGCTGCTAAGGAACCTAACGCCGTCTTTGAACTCTGGAAACCAGCGCATAGACTTGGATACCAAGTCGTCCAAGTTCTTGTATTGGCGGTCAAAGATAACACCGCGCCAGTGGCGTCCAAACCCTTGCCCTACCCAGCGGCGAAAGCGCATTAGCTGCGCGTCAGTTTTACCTGGACCCCGGCTACCATGATATAAGATAATTTGCGCAGGGCAGCTCATGGCGAGCGCCTGTGAACCGTCCATCGGACGCCATACTACGGGTGTACCGTCTGCGAGAGGCGCAGCCATTAATTATCTCGGGCGTGTTGTACAAGCGCGTCTTGGCTTTGTGATGCAGCGTTCTCCCAATCATCAAGCTTCGCAATTCCAGGGACTGCCATAACGCCGCCCCGGTTGGTTATACTTTGCTCAATCTTCTTGGGTGCGTCCATACCATAGATGGATGCCAGCTTGGACAGCGCTGCTACGCGGCTTGAATGGCTGCTGCCTGGACCCTTGTAATGTGCTTCTGCAATCAGAGACGCCATAATGCGCTTCTTCTCATAGGTCGCTACATCGTGTTCAGGGTACTCGCGGAACTTGACCGCGTTGATTTGTTGCTGCACATACGGTTCTTGCATGAACTTCTTAGCGTACTCTACAGCGAACTGGAAGTTAAACCCGCATCGCTGGGCAGCACGCAAAGCGTCATAGTCAACCAAGTATTCACTCACGAATAAATCGCGCAGTGCCTTTTCGCGAGGATTCATGTCATCAGCTATCGGAATTGCTTCCGGTAGCTGATAACCACCTTCGTCTGGCGGAAAAGGGTCTGTGAATTTAGTCATAGGTTGCCAGTAGTATAGGACACCCGCTTGGATACGAATTATCGTGTCATAGACTTCTCAATATCTTCGTATTGCTTATAGCACTGGTTTAAGGCTGCTTGGAGTTGCGCAGCTCGGGAAGCTTCCCCGATAAGAAATCCAGCATCCGGTCCTGAAAGTCCGGCCCCAGTTCCTCCCTCACAAGAGGTGCCGGCCTGGGACAGATCAGCTCCGGTGCGACGGGGCGGACGCTGGCGCAGCTCGCTAACCACATTGTCATGCTTACGAGTAATAGCCTTGAGCGCATCATCTTTCTCCTTCAGGTTCTTTGCCGCATCTGCTGTCAGCGCGTCTTCACGCATCCTAGCTTCAGCTAACGCTTCAGTACGCAGCACTTCAGTTTCCTGTTCGTGCTGCTCGTACCCCTTGTTATAGACGTACTTGTAAGCACCAAACAGCAGCACCGCCGCTAGGACGACGCCTACCACATAGCGGAAGCGCCAGAGCATTCCGGGAGCTGCTAAGAGTAGGGCTGGTAGCATCAGGTCACCTCGCGGACTGCGTTAGCATAGAAGTGATCCCATGTAGCCCGATGTGGCTTGCCTGGGCGCCAGGTACGCTTCGCGTAGCAGTTCCACGCCGCATCAACGTCCCCAATTGCAGGCAAGCTCTTTGCATCGGTAAACAGCAACAGCCTAGCGCATGCAGCAGCTAGTATGTCGTCGTTCACAATCGCTTTGTGGATCGCGTCAGGTGTGAATTCAACACCGCGTTTCTTGCAGATGTCTGCCAGCCAGTACCTGCTAGCTTCGTGCAGCCAAATGCCCCAGCACCCGCCGCGTGATGCACGGGTACCGCGTTCGAACTGCCAGAACCCGTGTGCAGGTCCACCGCCCATCTGTTTGCGATATTCGAACCGGGATTCCTGCTGCCCAATAGCATGCATAAGTACCCGTGCAGGTTTGGTATCCATCTGCACAGGCAGGAACTTGAACATCGGGTTCAAGATTGCAGTAGTGACTTCGGTTAGCCTCATGGTACTACCTTCCGGCGTGGGTTCGCATGGTACAAGCGTTCCCAGCGGTCTTTGCAGTCGCTGCTCGAACAGTTCTTAACTGTATTGGGCAACCACTGCATATTGATGGGCGTGTCGCACCCGCCGCTAGCCAGTGGGATGATGTGGTCAACATCGTATCCGCGGCATGTGCGTGTGTGCAGCAATGTCGTTGGGCAAGGGAACACCTTGATAAACTTCATTACCTGCGTATGGCTGCGCACAATAACGCCTTTAGCGTCCCGCTTGGGCGTTCCACACCAGCGAGGGTCTTCAACCGCCAATGCCATCGTACAAGCAGCACTCAACAGCGCTGCGAGGATATATTTACTCGATTTCAATTGGAGCTCCTGGTTTAGTAGGTGGTTGCACAACCAGTTCGGGTTGGCTGTAGACACGAGCGAACATACCCGCAATGAAGATCGATAGTGCAACACCAGCGATAACCACATTGGGCGGGACACCGACGAAAGCTAGTACAGATAGCTTCTGTTCGTCAGACAGCATCAGCCAGCTGCTCATTGCAGTAGCGCCAAAGCCTTGGACCCACATGACAGCAAACTTATAAGCTTTGCGCCAATTGGGGATTAAGAATTGTTCAAACATTTTATTTTCCTATGATTTTAGCATCTACCATTACAGTGTCGATAGTCTGCACCCGTGTCTTGAGTGCTGACGTACTATTCTCCAGCGCTGCTATGGTATGCTTCATCCGCTCAAGTTCTCCTCGAAGGATGATGTCACTAGCCCGGCACTGTTCGATAATACGGATATCTTCTATCTTCTCTTTCCACAACTGCTCTTTTTCCTTGCGCAGTGTGCCCACCTCAGCCTGCAGGTCTTTAACCCACTGGGTCTGTCCCTCATCGTACTGTATGTCACGAGCATCCCGTATCCACATTTTCCGCGCACGGATAATCATGGTTAGGAATGCAGAGCCGCCGACCATGATGTAGCCTGCGACCCATGTGGGATCTGAAAAGTTCATATCGGGTTGCGTGCGTCTGCTAGTGACCCGGTCTTGTATAACGCCCAAGCGGAAGCGCCACAAATGACGATTTCCAGAGCTGTCCCGGGATCCATAGCACCCACGTAGTAATTAGTTGAGACGGTGGTGAAGAACCATAGCATGAAGCCATACCCGTTGGTAATCATGCACCTATCGCCTTTTGACTTCACATTATAGGCCTTCCAATACACGCCTACAAAATGCAGTAAGAAAGCGATCACCCAGACTGGTTTAGATGCAATCGACATCATAATGTCGAACGAAGGGTGCAGCAGGATACCAGGCTGAGTCAGCATCATAATTGCCCACAACAGTGAAGCATTGGCTAGCAAGATGCGGATCGTTGTTGTATCGCTGCCTAGGACAATCTCGCGGACAACCCGTTGCACGCTACGCACAGAAAAGGTCTTCTGCGCATAGATGTACAGTATTTTAGATTGGAGCCGGACTCGTTGTGATATAGTGAGCTGCATGGGTAAGCACTATACACCAAGCCCATTATCAATGCTTATGCTGGTGGCAGAACGTGGGGTTCAGCTGTGAAGGCTTACCAGTCGGCGGTTGGGCCCGTTCCTCATCTACAAGAATACAGTTACGCTTAATTTCGCGGTCGATCATTGCTATGCCCAGCACCGTAGAGGCGCAAGCAATAACGATTGTAATCGCAACTATAGCGGATCTGTATTTTGTAATCATGATGTTATGGTTAGTGTTATCGGGCGGACTTCCTAGATAATTGTAGGATACGCATTCTCAGATCCAACAATTGGTCCAAAATAGCATGAAGCCTCATACGACTTTCTTGTTCTGCAAACCCGTCTTGCCGGTTAATTGCAGCCTCCCACAACTTGTTATAGCCCTCATTTTCCAGAACCAAAGCTTCGATCGTTTCCGTCTCAGCCAGCAGTTGTGCATCATGCTTCCCGTGCTTAGGGATAAATTTAGCCACAGTGGTTCCTTTAGAATAGGGTCTGGATGGAGTCGTCGATAATGGTCGAACTCCGAAGGTGTGATATAAGACGAAGCCTGAAAATAGACTTAAAATCATCATAACTAATCTCTCCTCTTACCTGAGCTCGGACGTTGTCGGTGACAACTGCTTCCAAGTTCATGATACAGCGCCACTTTTGTTTGCTTTGCCGGAACAAAAGGACGGGAATTTCGTTACGTTCGTTGGCGGACTTCACACATTGTGCCCACCAAGTGTTGATGGATAGGGCTTCCTGGCGCTTTACCTCGATTGCAAAGCCGAATGTCCCCGTTAAATCGCAGCCGCCAACAGCGCTTTGCAGTTGGTTGCGCTGGACAACCGGCTTGTCGGGTTTGGGGAGTCCGAAAAACGCATACACGTCGTAGACAATCTCGTTTAAGTCGATTGCTACGGCGCGTTCTGCGTCAAAACCCTTGGCTCGGATGTTAATCACTTCCAAATACTCCCGTCTGCGCGCATTTTCTTGCGGGTTTTTTCCATCACCTGCACAGCTTTCGCTTTAGTAGGTGCTATGCCAACGAGTTTACCCGAAATATAGACCTGGATAACGGTATAGGTATAGCCAGTTGCCCGGTAAAAGTCACCGCCCTCGGGAATACCGATGACAAACTCGCGATAGCAGCTCTCTTCAATCCGTTCCCTGCAATCAGGACACCGTCTTGCCAGCTCTTTATAGTTTGCCTCGACATCAAACTTCGCAACCCGGTCAATGGGCAAGTAACGGTCAGCTTCCAACAGTTCAAAAGGCGACGTATGCTTCATGCCCCTATCCAGCATCTCCTTTGCCACTTGGTCGTGCCTGCTTTGGAGTGTTCCCGGTACAAGCAGCCCGTCTGCAATATAGCCTTCGGTACTCATACCACGGGCAATGATAGATCTGAACATATGATGTTCGACATGCTCGCCAAGCAGGTGCTTATTGCATAAGTGCTTGCAATTGACGTGCCACTGCCTCACAGCATCACCTTCAGCATAGACGCTTCAGTCACGCAGATGCGCTCCTTAGGCAGTATGATGACCACACCTCCAGCCGCCTTGCATTTCGCAGCGTAGCCGTCGTAGGTTTCCTTCGGACGCTCCTTAGCCATGCACATGGTGAGTGCGAACAGTGACATGAAGATAATGAAAGCGATTGTGATTTTGTTTATCATTTTGGCTCCGGGATAAATCCATATCCGTTATGGGTTCGACCGCATTTGTTGCACACGTTGTTCGGGAAGCACATGAACGGGCACGATGTATCTGTAAGGCCTCCGTCCATTGCTTGCTTCATAGCTTCGCTGGGTTCGTTCAAGCCCAGGTCGATCTTGTTAACGCCCACATGCCACACGCCGTCTCGGTCGGTGTAACTGTATGTGTCAGGGAACCCGAGCCCTGTGGCTTCCTTGGGCAAACCCACCGCCATCATCCCTGTCATGTTAAAGTTTTCGTCAATCTTCATATACATGCCCGGGGGCGTTTCAACTTCCTTTGGCACCAGTTGCAGCTCTTGCTCCTGACCCGTCGCTGCATCAATCTTTGCCAGCGCTTCAACAGCCGCAAACTGCTTCATAGCCATTTCGTATTCCACCTGTGACAGGATACGAGTAGCGTAGAATTCAATCTTCTCTGCGTCGTACACCGCGTCGTGGCCGTGCTTGACTTTGCCAAGGCTGCGTGCTGCTGCACTGCGCCACAGCGCTTTAAAGGCGCAACCCTCGTTGAAGGTCATGCCGAGTGCTTCGATAATGTCTCCGCACTCCGCAGCATAGGGTTCCGCCGCCTGGTTCGGGTTATCAATCTGCACCACGTAATAACTAACTGACTTGCCGGTCTTGTTCACCATCTAACTCCTGGGTTAAGGTCTGCTCATCGTAGGCCTGCATTAATTGTACTACAATAGCTTGGATGCTATATGCCATAAATTCACGTGATGGTTCTTTTTCACCAATGCTCTCGCAGTAAAATTGCCACACGTGAGTGCCCTCGTGAACCAGTGTGCCCACAATGCCCACAGCGTCAGTATTCTTGTCACGGGGAAGGATGGTAACGATGCTAGCGTCGAGCGCCGGAAACCAGTGGGTGGCAGCACGTCCACCAAACAACCAGTCGCCCTGGTGTGCTTTAGGTATATCCAGCTCGTCGCACAGCTCATGAAACATCTCTTCAGTCGTCACCAGTGCAAACTGTGGGCCCTTGATAAGGGTGTTGTCAAGCCACTTAGGCATCTGCATACTCCTCTTCCAGCTGCCTCGCTGCCTGCATCTCGGCTTCATACGCCGCTTCTGCTGCCTGTATGGCGCGGTATATAACCCGGCCCTCGTAGGTGATCGTATATTCCAGCTTCACGCGCCTGCTGGTATTAACGGGACGCGAAGTCACGCACCCCTTGTTAATCAGCTTCGTCAAGTTGTAATACATCGAACCACTCTTGATAGGTGCGTCGCGCACCATCCCGATGTAGCTGTACATTGGCTTCCGGATCAAGTCCTTTAGGATCGCTGTCTCAACGCGACCCACAAAATGCATTCCCATTTCACGTCTCCTTGCGTTTACACAATTTGGACAGCAGAACTACTGGCCATGCTATTATTGTAAATGCAAAGCACATAGATGTGAAGAAGATTGCAAAAATAAAAGCCCATTTCGGACTTACGATAACGCTGTACTTCACCATCATCTTCAGCTCGTACAGTTGACGCGTTTGTTCGCGTGTCCCCAGCCCTATCAGGGCCATCAACAGGAACCAGGCCTTGCGTATAGCAAGCGCCAGGCCTATCGCCATGTATAGTAACTGGGGATCGGTCATTTTTTCATCGCCTGTTTCAACGCATCAAGTTCGGTCCACAGTTCCTGGACACGTTGCACAGCACCGTCGCAGGTGGCTGAGAGTTTGTCGAAGTCCATTTTCATGTCACCAATTGCTTTGCGCAACTGGATAACCAATTGGAAATCGAACTCCCGCTCTTCGGCCACTCGTTCAACTGACAACGGTTTCTGCGTAATAACCAGCCGCCCGTCCTTAGCGAAGTCCGTGCGTACAGGTGTAGGCGGGTCTTCCAGCACCGGCTTAACTGGTGCAGGTACCGTAGGCTTCACGGGTACGGGTTCGGGCGTAGGCAGCGGAGGCGGCATTACCTGCCCTGGTGGCAGCGGAGGTGGCTCCGCAAGCTGTACGACTGGGATTGGTCTAGTTGCCATAGTGAGTACGTCCTATGTGGATGATGGTGAAGCACGCGTAAATGAACAAGTATAGCAGCCCACTCAAGCCTCCTGAGAACCACTTTCCAAACCCAAACTCGGCAGACGTCACGTGTGCCATAATGACGCTAAGGACCATTGAAAGGATGGCATAAAAAGTATTCATCACTTCAACCCCTGGCGACGTTTTTGGTATTCAGCAGGATCTTCTTTATCTCGTTCAGCAATCATAGCGTCTGCCATATCATAGGCCTCCTTAGCAATGCGGGGATTAGTCCAGTCCGCGGTAGGGCTGCTAGCGCAGATACCCTGCATTGCTGCCTTAGCAAATTCGTCTCGATCATTCATTTCAATACTCCAGTTAAAAATAAGGCCCCTATAACTTGTATCCCGGCTAAGGGGTGCCGGCTGTGACCACACCGCAAGGGTGTCTATTCAGAATCCCTCGGGCGTGGTCTTTGTCAATCCCATTCTTTCCACAGGTTGAAAGCGATACCGTCCAAGCCTCTGAGGACCTTTTTTGAGGCTTCTTTGCGGTCCATAGCCAGCATACCATATAACGCACGGCGCACATTGCGCAACTCGTACGCCCACATGGCGCGTGACCAGTGTGGTTCCAGGACAGCAGTCATGCGCAGCACCTCGCCATTAGACCACTGACGCGTGAACACCCAGTGAGTACGATTGTTAGGCGTGACCCACTTGTCATTCTTAACCAGCATTGTCTTCACCTAAGTAGTTAAGCGA